AGTACAAAAAAGAACAAGAACGAGAGAAAGAAAAAGAAAAGCAAAAAGATGACGACCACAGTAGTTTAGATGAAGTATAAATTTGGTTTGTTGATTGTCTTACATTCAGTTATTTAATTTTTAGAGAAACTGACTTATTTATAGCTTAGCCAACATGATACTATAAAACTATGATTAAAAATAAAAAATCTGTGTTTAATGGTGTTAAAGAAATCAGTCCCCGTGCCGGAAAATCATAAAAAAAAGATGGGATAAATTTGTAAATCCCGCATTGAATAATGCATTAAAACAAGAAGAGGCTACATGGGGAAATGTACAAGGTCAAGTTTCACAAGCATTGATGGGAACTGGTATTAAAGATTCTACTGCAAGAAGCATAGGGTTTTGGGTTTCCCAAGTTGGTCAAGCATTAATATAAAAAGAGTGTGATAAAATGAATAATGAAGAATTAGAAATGAGATTGTTATTAATGAAACAATCAATAGAACAATTACAAGAAGAACTAGCGCCTAACTTAAAAACTAGAGATTTAGTGTTATTAAGATATATGTATTCATATAAAGAAATTAATATGCTAGATTCTTACTTGTTCCAATTGGCTACAAATAAAGAGCAAATAACAAAAAAACAATTTAAAACAAAATTGGAAAACATTAGAGAAGTACCAGAAATACCTATTAGACAAGTTAATGATATATTAGAAGGTTATAAAAATAGTGAGTTATATGTTGAGTTGATAAATAGCATCCTAAAATAAAAATAAACATACTAAGATTAGCTATGAAGGAATCTATGACGATAGATTTTTTCATAGCTATTTTTTATAGTTATAAAGAGGAGTAGTCTGTTCTGACTCTTGGATTTTAAATCTGTATAATAAACAAGTAAGCTTTACTCTCGCCTTTTAAAATTCGTTTGTAGTATGTTGGGTTCTTAAAATCGTGAATAGGAAAATGCAATGAGAAAGGTTAAGTAAAGTTTTTAACTTCTCATTTATTCAATGGAGAATTTTTTATCGATTACTTAGACATTAATATTAGTAAAAGAAGTAGTGTAGTTGCAAATTATAAAAACTAAAAATTCCAAAAAGAGTTTATCATCCAAAACAATAAAAATGGCTACAATGGTATGTTGTGAAATGCATTTCTTAACTACGACTTCTTTTATTTCCGTCTCGTCAACTATTGCTGATTGTGTTAATAGGCATATTGATTCTAATGAAAATATCAAAACTCGGCTCATCTCTTTATAACTACACCCACTTAGTGACGTAACAAAAATGAAAAGTTCTTTTTCAGTAGCCATTTATCCAATTAAGTGTAGACGATTCACATTTTTATATTGACATATATAACATGGAGAATTTTTTGCGTATAAAGAAGTTTCTTCATGAACAATGTTGAATGTAAAACTCAGAATCCAACTTTTTTGACACTTATTTGACACACATCACTGTCCCCTTATATCTCAAAAACTAATTCATAATCACTTATTACTCTTTCCTCCATCAAATAAACACCTATACAAACACTGCTATATCAATACTCACAACAAATTCTGCAATGCATTATCCCCTGAAAAACACATAATAAAAAAGCCTACATCCACAAAGGTTGTAGGCTACAAATATGGAGACGGCGGGATAAATCTTATCTTGGTATATAGCTGAAAAGCCTATAACTATGCGGTTTACGAGCGATTAACTTTAGAAAGAAAACTAAAGAAATAGAACTAAATTGACACGTATTTGACACGCGCAAACCTAAAAATTAACCACGTCTTAATTGACGTGGTTATCTATTTATTTAGCTTACTAATTTTCTTTCGATATATTTTGGGTATGCTTTTTGTGGGTACAAATCGCCTTTTTTATGGTCAAGTACTACGTATCTATCGTTTACCCAATATATTGCATGTCTTCCATCTGTAATTTTTATAAAGTTTTTACCTGATTCAAACACTTCTTTCACATTCAAATTTTTAAATTCTTCTTTTGTAACAAACATATTTTTAGCTCCTCTATTTATCTTCTTTGTTTTCAAGTAATCTTTGATACTCGTATAACTTTATTATCGTTCTGAATCTGGCATCTGATAAAGATGTTTTTCCATTCCTTAAATCTTGCACAGTTTGATATGGTAATCCGGAATTTTTAGCAATTTTATATCCCGTTTCTTTTTCGAATAACTTTTCTATTGATTCAATTATTTCTTTTATTGCTGTCATTTTTATCCCTCTTCCATAAATTGATAAGCAGTAAAGTAGTAAGCAGTGCAACAACACTTTTACTTATATCGTTGCCTAAAAACACGTTTATCCAAATAAGAATGATTAAAATAATGTAAATTGTTTTCATAGTATTTTAGTGTTAGAATTTATATATAGACAGCCCTTTCGGGCTTGTCTACTTACTTATCGTCTTTTTTCAATGTTTTCGCTATGGCAATTGCTGACATTGTATAAAAGGCGATTTCTGCTATAGTTTTAAAATTTTCTAACACTTTTTATCCTCCTCTCAACTGGTATACCTTATTATAACACGGTTAAACGTGATATGCAATACTTTTTATAAACTTTTTTCGTTTTTTTGCATAAAAAAATAGGCAAGTACCGAAGTACCTGCCTGTTATCTACATTTAAATCTTGAGAGAAATGTTAAAAAGTGTATAGGAATATTAACATCCATCCAAATAGTTATTTAATAACTGTAAGATTCCCTATAATTAATGTAGCAAAATTTTTATTCTAAGTAAATACTAAATCGTGCTAAACTTACCAAAACTACTTATTCTATTACCTGCCTTGTCTACCTTTCCTGTCGCTATATAACGACGTTGTCCACTATTAGCAATATAAGTAATCCATCTATAACCATTAATACAATATGCACCGTCATACGTAATTGTTGTGTTGTTGGGTAATACCCCTGTAATTCTTGAATTAGTTGAATAACCGTCTCTTACATTATTACCTTTAACATTAGCTACTGTGTAATTGCCTTGTTCTTTTTTATAAGGGACATTATTCTTATCGAGTGTATAACCTGCTGGCACTGGTGGATTTTTTTGGTTTTTAGCTGATGTTTTAACATTACCAGCTACCAAACCACCTATAGGCTTACCATGAATCGCACCGGCTATTAATTTAGAATACAAGTCATAGTTTTTCTTAATCCAATCCATATCATTTTTATTAGTAATAAAACCTAATTCAGATAAACGATAATTTATATTTATTTCTGCTGATACATTAACATTTAGTAAATCATTACGAGGTGTCACACCTCTTATTTGTCCTAAGTTATTTTTAATAACGTCTTGTATACTTTTATCAATAGTATCTGCATTGAATTGACTTGAGATAATAACATGCCCACCACTTGCGCTTTCTCCTGCTGCGTCTAAATGTATTTCTAGAACAATGTCATACCCCTGTGATTTAACCCAATATAAGCCATAATCTTTTTTATTGCCTACATTAACACCGTATGCAGTATCTTGATACATATCTTGTGATTGACTTGAGCCACCGTATAATGCAACTTCATGTCCTGCATGTCTTAAATACTTAGCGATATTAGGCGTTATATATTTACGTATAAAATCGCGTTCGTTTGTTCCGTTTCCTACTGCTCCAGGATCGTTATAACCATGACCGGCTACAAGCATAATTTTTTTAGGTTTAATTACTGCCTCTTTTTTTGTAGTCGCTTGCTTAATAATACCTTTAGCTTTATTGCCAACGCTTAAGTTGTTAGGGAAGTTTAACCTAATAAAATACATTGGATTGTCATAATAATGAACATGTCTTGTCACAGTTTCAGGACCCCAACCAGGTTGCGCAACGCCATTAGTCCAACCTTTACCGTTCCAGTTTTGACCAAATGATGTGAAAGTGTTTAAATTTGCGCTCTCAACAATTTCAACGTGTCCAGCTCCGCCACCATACTTTGACGGGAAAACGACAATATCCAACTTTTGCGGTAAAAAGCTGTCATAGTTTTTAATTATTTGACCATATTTTTCAATCTTTGCTTTATTATCAAACGGGATATTATAAGCATATAAACCTTGCAGCCTTTCGCCTGTCGCTAACATAAAGAACATATTGGCGTAATCATAACACTGAAATCCATACCAACCATCTGGGTTGAATTGTTTCCCTAATGAATTGTCAAACCATTTTTCTGCTTGATTTTTTGTCATTAACATATATCAACCACCTACCCTAAATCATTTGTGTCGTTCATATTCGTAGGTGTCATTACTTCTTTAATAGGTGCTTGTCCTGTTGCTTTTCTATATTTACTTTCAGCTTTATATTTCTTTAATTTTTGATTCGCCCATTTCCCTTCTTGAGATGTTGGATTATCTTTATATGTAGTATATAAAGCAACAACTGTTAAGATAATCGATGAAACACTTTCTTCATCTACTGGTATCGGACTTATACCTTTATTCGCTAAGAATTGATTTACTAATGCTAAGATCAATACGATGTATCTTGTTATTACTTTTGCATCCATTTGTTTGCTCCTTTTATCCAAAATAAAAAACGACTAAAAAATTAGTCGTTTAAAATTATTCAATGGTCAATGTCGGAGATCCTGAATAAACATCACTTATAGTGACATACAACATCCCTGAAGGATTACTAAAGTTGATATTTTTACTTGCAACTCCGCTATTGACTCCTGATATTCCTAAATCACTTGAACCTAAATTAGTTTGCGAAACCCTCATTATACCGCTACGTACATTTTCTATTGTCACCTGATAACTTTTATTAGGTTCAACTCCGTTTATTGTCCATTTTGCTGTTGATTCTTCTATGCTATCCGGATATTTATTTTTAGGTAAGGGTTTTATTACAAAAGATGAAGGCTTTTTCCATACTTGGATATTTCCAGCATATACTTTTGTATATTCTTCGCCTTCGTAAATAAGCTTCTTTACATTTTTAAAATTACCTTCCATAAAATCACCCCTTAATTAAGTAAAGTGTATTAGGGTCTTTTTGATACAAATAATTATATTCTGTTTCACTGCCTGTCCAAATATTCAGTGACGGCTGCGAAGAACCGATAGGTTGATAAAGTTTATCTGCTTCCTCTTTTGTAAAAGCATTTGATGATAAAAGATAACGTTCATCATGACTGTGATTTATGTCTGATTTTTTTGATAAAGCATTTTCTAATCCTTCAATCTGTTTGATTGTATGACTATGATTTTTATCTGCATACAAACTGTTTAATGATTGCTTGAATCCCTCAAAATCTTCTGTACTAACTTTTGAGCCAATCTGTTGCAATACACTTTCTGAAATAGAGTTGTTTTGTATTGCTTCTGCTAATTCTCTTAATGTATTCATAGATTCAGGCGCGCTATCAACTAGTTCAGCAATTTTTGAATCCGTATACGTTTTAGAGTCGTTGAGAGTTGTATCTTTGATTTTTTCAACTTCTTGCAATTTATCTTCTAACCCTTCAACATTTGCGATATTGATTTTGTCCAATAACTCAGGTTCTGCTTTGATATCTGTATCTTTACCATCAATTTGCCACATTTTAGTGTCAGGATTGATTGATACTACAGTACCGTTTTTACCGGGTGCGCCTTGTTCTCCTTTTTTACCTGCTTCACCTTTTGCACCAGGTTGTCCCGGTTCGCCTTTATCACCTTTCGCACCTTTAAATCTACTTTCATTCTTTTCGATGTAAGAAATGACATCTTTATCTATTTTCTCTTTAAAGTCTTTGCTCAATAAATCTGTCGCGTTATCTTTTAAAATTCTCGTAATAGCATCATCTACCAATTTAACATCGATTTCTTTTGCTACAGCAGATTCAATGCCACTATCAACGATATTGAAAGAAAAGTTCGCGACATGTATTTTTTCTTCTTCTTTCTCTAAAAACAGCTTACAACGAACATAACCAGCGTGTTTGATAACCTTTTTAGGTATCTTGTAGGTAAGGAACCCTTTTACAACATCGTCGATAATAAGGGGCTCATTTTTGAATATAGAGCCATCTTCCATAAACAAATGTAATCTAGGTGTTAAGCCATGTGCTTTTAGATCGATACGACCTTGTTTGTCATTGATACCTATTCTTATAGATGCTGTATTTTCATCTTCAGTGTAAAATCGACAGCCAATGTCACCTAAGTCAACACCATCATTTTTTATTCTCGTTTCAACATCTTTTATTTTGTACATTTATACACCTCTTTATTTATATTTATCTCTTATAAAGTAGATACCTTTTAAGCCGATTTGTTTATATAGCTTAGCGATTGTACTAGCTTGATGTTGGCACCACTCTATAGCAGTAGCGTATTGGTGCGTAGCTGGATTCTTAGGATTCCATCTGATTCTGTACAGTGTATTCTGCCCTTTGTTGATGTAATCCTTTCTTACGAAGCTAGCACCGCCCATGATTGCTTTTGCTGGAGTTGTCCAACCTTTATTCTTAGCAAATTTCATTGCATAATCAGGGTCGTTGTCGAATGCACCAATACCGAAGTAATTATATGCACCGTATCTACCACTAGCGAAGTTACTTGTTCCGTATCCACTTTCTAAGAAAGCGTGCGCGATCAAATAGATTTCGTTAATGTTGTTTTTCTTACAGGCTTCTGCAAATGCTTTGCCTTGTCCGTCTAGCGTTCCTTTCCCTTTGAGTATCTTATTAAGCGCACTAACTGAAACGCCTTGATACTTGCCTAAATTAAGCATTTGATAGCATTGTGTGTTACTTTCCCATATTCGCTTAACATTCATTGCTGAGCTCGTTTGTGCTCGTGTTGCATTAGCCCAGCCCCATGTATGAGATTTTTTCGGGTTACCCCTAGACATTTGTCTATCCAGTGCTTGCTGGAACGTGAACGGACTTTTTTCAGTAACGATGCTTGGTTTTTCGTCTGATGCAGTGGGTCCTCTTGTTGACGCACTGTCAACCGATGTTTTATCACTAATTCTTATTGTTGTTTTTGTAGTTACTTCTTTAATATTTTCTCGTTTCAATATATCTCGTTTGATGTACGTCTCAAGCATTTTCTTTTTGACTTGCTCATACTTTGCGTCATCCGGTATACCTTGCTTAATCAAGTCGTAATTAATTAAATCTTTCATACTACGCCAAATATTAGGGTCTACCTTTAACGTCGTTTCAGATAATTCTTTATCTGTTCCTGACAACAACCATACACCCCGTATTAAAGCTTGTATTTGGTTCATTAAGAATTGACGCTTACTATCTGTTTGACCACCACATACTTCAATAACTAACCAATTAGGGTGACGCGGGTCATCAAAATTGGTTGGTCTAGCAAGCCATGTAGCCTCTCTATCGACATATAAATGCGGTATTTCATAATCGCTTATAAACTTATTTCTTTGCGTATACAGTTCGTCTACAGAACGCATATGCATTGATTCTTTTATATATAATCCTTGAATATCTGAGCGTTCATCACCCATTACAACTATATGATCAATGAAGTGCTCTTCTTTATCTAAAACATTGCTGTAAGCAGTGTATTTTACTGTTTTAACTTCTTTAAATTGCGGTTTCTTCGCTTCGCCAGTAATTGTTGAGTCATTGGCTTTTGATGCTGAACTTGTATCAGTACTACTAGGTTTGCTAGTATCTTTTGAGTATGGAGGTCTGACAAAGCCTGTAACACTTACATAAGGGTGTCTTACTAAACTTCCTGGAGAACCTGTCCAACTATTAGAATTAACCCAGTTTTGGTCAACGCTATAAAAATAACTTTTATTAGATGGTCCTACTACTATTGCGGTGTGTCCGTCCGAACCTATTCCGTTGCCAGGGTGCCAAACTGCAATGTCTCCAGGTTCCGGTACAAATCCAGATGAATAGCGATAGAAACGGAATCCCTTAGGATATCTATAATTAGCCATATCCTTAGCATTGCCCCATGTTACAAAACCCCAATATCTTTTAAAAATAAAGTTAGGTGTATCCCAACATTGACTGCCCCGATAATTATCTATATTAATCCTCTTACCAATATTCGACTTTGCCCACTCCACCACTTCACTAGCTGTAGGCTTTCTAGTCTTTGGGTTAGGTAATCCCATGTATGCACCTCATTTCAATCAAAATAAAAAGCCAGTGCCGAAGCACTGACTCTTAACTGTTATTTACATTTACCAAACCAGAAGCACGCCCAGAAGCTATATCCTAAAATCCCTTTAAGCATGGTAATCACCTCCTTTAAATGCCAAAAATAGTTTTTAACAAGGCTATAACAAATGTACTTAGAATCGTCCCTATTAATCCTAGAATCCACATCTTGATGTCTCTAATATTTTTAGCATTTTTCTCTTTATTTTTTTCATCTTCTTCTTTGTCACGTCTTAGTTCTTCGAAATTTCTATCTAACTTGTCATAAATTTTTTCTTGCGTTCTCAGACTGTCTTCTATTCTGTCGAATTTTTCAAACATAGTCTTATCATTTTCTTCTAATCGCGTTAAACGCCAATCTTGTTCGTGTCGTTTGGTAAAGCCAAACATTACGCCACCTACTTTGCGTTAAATTAAAAAGCCACAAGCATTACACCTGTGACTTTTCATCTTTTGTTTCTGGATATTTTTCTCCAGTGATCAATGCATATTCTTCTTTGTCGATTACACCCATGTCTACGTACCACTTAATTTGGTCATTTTTATAGCAACCCCACACATAAAAAGTTTTAATGTCCTTGAAAGTTGGATAAATCATCTTAATTTTCTCCATTTAAACGTCCCCCTCTGTATTTGTTTTACCAGCTTTTAGTTCAGTCAACTGTTGTGTTAACATAGCGTTTTGTTGCTTTAATTCCATCGCCAAAATGTTTACTTGCGTCACCTGCATTTGCATACTTGCAACCATTCCGCGAAGTTCTTCATCACTCAAATCTGATTCACTTTGTTGGCTTGATGCATTCGGTACGTCTTCTTTTTCAAAATTGCTATTGTATTTAATTTCGCCGTTAGTGAAAACAAACTTTCTAGGTTCGAACTCTTCTTTAAATTTAATAGGCACATTGTTATCATCTACATCTAAACTATTGCGTAAACCGCCAGTATTAACGAATCCGATAACTTCGTTTTTATCGTTTACTGTGATTTTCATTATTTCCACCCCATAATTTTAGTTATAGTAACTTTGTTGGCATTCGCTCCAGAACCTGATGTTTTACCTAAATCAAAGTACACATCGTTATCTATTCTTAAAGTAGTGCTACTTGTTTTGGATAGTAAGCACTCATAAATACCGCCACCGTTGCCGTCTGAGTCAACTACATTCGCTTTACTCAATTGAATCGCGTTAGGTAATGCGGTTAGTCCGAATCCCTCAATAACGCCACCTGGATAAGTTCCACTTACCAACAAAATAGAATAGTTTGTGTACGGTTCAGTTAGATTGATTGTTGTACCTACACCATTTGCGCCACCGTCGAACAATACCGTTGATTTATGTTCATTAGGAACTGTCCACTGTTGCTCAAGTCTGCCGTTTGTGATTGATCGTGTGTAAATCTTTTTAGAGTTATAAGGTGTGAAGTTAAATAGCTTGTTTGTATCATCTTTAACGAATACCGATAAATAACCCTCATAACTTTCAACGCTACCTGGTAAATCCGGCACTCTTGTTGCATAGTAATTACCAGCAGTTAAATATCCCAAATCGCCTTGCGCATTATTTAAGTTAACTTGAATTGATTGACCATTCGCCTCTGTCATCTTATGTTGTTGCCAGCTCGTTGTTCCGAATTTATCATCTACATACTGCTTAGCTTGATTTAAAGCGTTGTTAGACGTTTCTTCAACAAATTGCTTAGTTAAGTTTCCATCATTCTTTTTATAAAACGGGTACCATGTGCCGTAGATTTTGTATTTTGTGTACTCATCGTTTGAATCGTCTGGGTACCATGTTGCACGAGCAGTATTATTATCAACAACATAAACAACTAACACACCAGATTTGCTTGATGTATAAGTTGATTCATCGAACGAAGAACCGTCATCAACACCATCTTGTCCAGGCTTCTCTAACGTGCCTATATCCGTCTTTTCTGGCGCATCTGTTGCATTAGTAATATGAATAATCCTAGATGTGTTAACTGCGCTTAAAACGCTATCTATGGACTGCTCATACGATTCAATTGCTTTACCGTAATCATCTGTAAGTTTAGACTTTTGCCAATTTGTTGTTGAATTACCTTTAACAAGGTCAGCGCCATTGATTTGTTGTTCAACTTCGTTAACACGTTCAAAAATCGCTTGCTCTTTTTCAACTATTTTATCGACTTCAGCTGTAACAGCTTGTGTTGCACTAGTTTGCGTCGCAGTAATAGCTTGTATAGCTTCGTTTTGCTTGATTTCGATTTGTTGAATGCCTTTTGTCGCACTATCATTCACTTTTGCTATTAACGTTTGTGTATCAGCCATATTTTGCTTTAATTGGTTAAAGTCTTTACCGACAGCTTCGATAGTATCTTGAATAGATTTGATATAAACAAGCTTTGTTATACCATCAAACCCACTAACTAAATCATTTTCAATATTGAAGCTAAATTGACGTTCAACAACAACATTATTACTCCCGTTTTGTGTAAAGAATGCCTGAGCATGCACCTTGCCTGAATGTTTTAAAAATTCATTCGGTATCACATACTGCAAACGCCCATTAATTGCGTCTACTATCGTTAATTCGTCTGAAATATAAGCCCCTCTATCTACGTTATAATCATCGGTTTTTAACACGATAGATGTTTTAACATGTTCAGAACTTATAGATAACGGTCTGTTATTCTTAGTTACTGCAAAATTTAAAACACCAGTTCCTCTATCTGATTCATAGAAACTGATGTTTGTGTCAATAATTGGGTTATATTGTGATGTTGTTTGTAACTCGATTAAGTTATCGTCTTTCGAAAAATTATCTACTATCATTATTCAACCACCTTTCCCTCGAATAAACTCCATTTACCAACACCACCAGTACCAAAGTTTCTAACTAAAAATTGATGTGCAGACGGGAAGTTATTACGTCTTAATACTTGTGTTGTGTTACCTGGTGTATTCGATTTTACTTCTAATATCCAACCTGCAATACCTTTAAAGTCTTTAGGAAAATCAGTAAATCGTTTTGATTCTTCAGTAGTGATATAGAAATCTAAACCAACGATTTTTAAATCTGATAATTTTGTAATATTCTTAGGGATATGTTCCCAATAACCGGCGTTTTGCGGACAGAAATTCCATGCTCCGTTGTTTTTCTTATTGAAAATGTCAATGACACGTTCGAATTTAAGCATATTTCTACCTGTGCTGTTTCTGGTAAGTACTTGTCTTAGAGCACCATTATAGTGTCCAGGCAGTACATCAAAGAACCAACCTGCATCTCTAAACGCTTTCGGTAACGGGAAATCTAACGCATTTTGTGTGTCTTGCGTATAGATATAGTAATGACCAACTTCCGTAATATCACTTAGATATGCTGGGTTCTGTATTGGTAACGGTTTAACACGTCCGCCTGAATCAGTCATCGATACTTGAGGTGCAATGTTTTTTAAGAATTGGTTAACACCTCTTTGGCCGATGGAATAAATTGAGTGATGTCTGTTGTTACCAGGTCCAATAGTTACCCCTATTAAAAGCGCTTTGCGTCCTGTTTCTAGATCGTAATACATATCTAGACCCTCAGCTTCTTGGAAGTCTCCTTTAAAGTTATTATTCACACCGCCAATATCGATACGTCGTTTAAATAACAATTCTTTTGTTTTTATATCGAAACCTTGTAAGTAGTTAGGGTTGGCTGTATTCGAATCACCTGTATACCAATATAAGATACCTGCATCATAAGTGATACCTTGCATAGGTTGTGTATCTGAAGTGTATTCCATAGGTATATCCATTTGATACAATACTTTGTCTATACCTTTATCAATATCGTCAGCACTTCTAACCTCAACAAAGTTCAACGAATTCTTAAGTTGTCTTTCAGTGGGTTTATATTCACGTCTAAAAATCATTAAATTTTCTACCGGATTATAAATCGCTGACGTATATCTGTCGTTAAATATATTCGGCATGACATCTTGCATTTCATTACCATAAGTTATTTCTCCAGTTCTATATTGGAAACGTACAAACTTGTTGTTTTTGTTACTGTCCAATACAGCTGAATAAATCCATAATTCTCCATCAATGTATCTATACGCATTGTGTGTACCGTGACCGCCGTTTTTAACAAGCAATCTATCAATAAATTGTCCGTTGGGCTTCAATCTAGATAACATGTAATGATTACCTGGACGAGCTTGCGTCATATAAATAATTTTCGTTCTAGGGTCTACCCAAAATGATTGCATTACTGCGTTAGTATATGGCGATAAATCTGTGATGAATTCCGGTTCTTGCTCTTTTGGTTCAAATCGGTATTCTGTCGCTTGATATTCTTTATAGTGTTCATCTACAGCTTTCTCAACCTTTTTAGTGAAAGCATCTAGTGTTGAATAATCATGATACAAACGATCTTGCAATGTCTTATGATCATAACCAGTATTATCAACACGCGCGTCTTTTACCTCGTTGATACCGTCGCCGTTATGACCTATTATCATGTTGCTAAAACGGCCATTTAAATACGTTAAATAATCTTCAACACTGTCATTCAAGTATTTAATTTGTTTCGCTGAGTGTGCGTATATTTCTTCTTTTTGATGATATATAAACATTTTCTCAAGTTTGCTCATTCCATTATCAAGTAATCGATAGTTGTACTCGTGCTGAGCAACTACTTTTTCGCCAGTGATAGAATGCAAACTTGTTATTAATCCGTAAGCCATTGGTTGCCTCCTTTAGTCGTAAAAACTGTAATAATCCTTGATTAACTCGTACATAATAACCTCGTGACCTTTTTCGTTAGGGTGTAAGCCGTCCTCCATGCTCGCTTTCCTAAAAGCTGGATTGTATGGCTTAAAGTAATCTGTGTGATATGCGTCAAACACTGGTACATCTAACTCACTACAAGCTAATATTTGAGCGTTTACATAGTCCTCAAGTGTTAACCCTAGTTTGTTTTTGTCCGTGTCTTTACGGCGTATTGTTGTACCACTCATAGGGCATTGTCTTGTAGCTGTCATCACTAGTATTTTTGAATCTGGATTATTCTTTCTAATAACTTCAATTGCAGAACAAAAGGCACCGTAAAACGTTTTTGTATCCGTTTTATCAGTGCCTATCGGTACGCCTGCCCAATAACCGTGTAACCAGTCATCATCAGTGCCTTGTAATATGATTAGGTCTCCTCTTATTTGCTCTGCTTGTCTATAAATGCTGTTTTCTACCGCTTCTTTACCTATTGGAACTGTTGCCATTGTTGCGCCACCTCTTGCAAGATTAGTCGTTTTGGCTTTCAATTTCTTGCCTAACATTTCTGTGAAATTAGTTTTTGCGTGCGACCCTCTAGCTACAGAGTCGCCAATCGTTCCAATTGATTTGATGTTTCTTATACTTGATTGACTAGTAAAGTCGTACATGATCGTACCATTAGCAGTTGTAACTGTTTTAGTATTCATCTTATCGACTTTAGCGTTTATTTTTTCATTCTGCTTAACCAATTCATTATTTATAGATAAACTAGCATTAACTTTAGCGTTTAGTTCTCTCAAGTACTTAGCCGGGTCTGACTTTGTTGTTTTTACATTCTTAACATAATTCGTAGCTTCATGGATAGCTTTTCTATATCTGTCGCGCATTGTAAAATCGCCTAATACTACATCTTGTTTGATGATGTTGTTATATGCATCTCTATGTGTAGTAATCTCGACTATTCTTACTAAGTCGTTATAGCCTATAGTTGGTTCAGCCACTCTTACGACATCGCCAATTCTAGGGTTAGCCTCTGGAAAATGCTCAGGCTGTGCTACGAAGTCCAAAGAAATAGAAGCAGTGACACTTTTCTTTATCACTAGCTCCATTGATTTTTTTAAAACATCTTCTTTTTTTATACGTCCATCTATTAACGGAGGCGCTTCCCTTTTCCCAATCAGTTGTGCTAATGGGTGTGTGAATTCGAATTGTAATCCAGCCTCTGTATAAGTTTGTTGACCGTCAAAGTCGCCATAGCCTCTTATATATGTGTAGCATTTAGAAGCATCTTCTTGAATTTTGACATTATCAGTATTTACACCTGATTTGATGTAATAATCTGCTACTTTAGATAATTCATCGTACAAGTGAAACGTCTTAGTTTTAGCTTCATATTCATATTCGAGATGATAACGTTCAAGTCCTTTTTTAAATATCTCAAGTCTTGTGTCTCCCTTACCTAATCCCTCGAACTTTGATGCGTCAACCTTAGTGTGCAATACGTACTTATAACTAGTTCCTTTAAATACAGTGTTAAAAAACTCTACGCCTGTGAAACTTTCGTTATATTCTTGGTAAATCCTAGAATTGTTTAGATCATCTAGTTCTTTTTGTCTCGCTTTGAGACTAAGTTTGATTTTATTTCCGATTGTTGATTTATCAAGCATTACTATCACATATTCGTTGAGGTCATCTTCCCCTTTTATATTTGTGATAGTCCACATCTTTGTAATAGCGCCGATTGCGTCGAAAGTGCTGGCATTTTCTATCATATCAATGTCTAACGTACTATCTTCATTCAATTTTTCGTTTAATTTTGTATTAACATGAATCGCATGACCGACGCCTTGCAAACTTTTTAATAATACCGGCATATGCTACTCCTTATCTGTAATATAATTTGTGTCTAAAGACTATCTTTTTCATAAGTCTGTTGGCTTTAAAATGATTCCAACCAGGATACAACACCGGTTGTTCTAACGTCTTGTTGTATAGGTCAATATTTAAATTGCCTCTATATGTGTGCTTGTTATCAAAAATAATTTTATCGCCTGCCTTTAAATCGACATCTTTAATTACTGAGATGTTTCCTTTATCCATATAGAAAGTGAAACCGTCTTTATCATCAGCTTTAACATCTTCGGCCAATTCAATTTCAACTACATTGAATTGGTTGAATTGTGTTAATGCCACATCTCCGTTGTAATAAACATCTCCAGAACTCGTATTATAGAATGTCATTTGTCTACTTCTATCATTTTCATTTAGTGCTATTCTGTCCGGAACTGACCATTTTTCTAAATCGTTATCACTTTCTAAATCAGTGCTATAGCCGATACTTTCAAAGAACGGCAATTCTGTCGTCGCAAAGGTCAACGTGATTTCTCCTGATGTCTTAGTTGTGTCAAAAGATACTTCGCTAACTAATCCAACGAATAGTTGTCTACCGTCAACATAATCTAATTCAAATTCTTGTTCTAACGGTTCGAACATATTTTCAAATTTGATAGTGTTATCCGGCGTTGCCAATTCTCTTAGGTAAAAGCGACCATAAAACAATGTTTGAATGTCTGATTTGAGATGTGATGCATAAGCGATTTTAGGTACTTCATACCTCAATCTTAATTCAACTTTTTTATATTCTTCTTTAGCGTAATTGTGAAAACGTCCGTCAACACCATCTAAAGGCGAATAATTCCTTTTGTAACCCGAACCGATAACATTGTAATCAAGCACTCTCAAATGTTTGTAAGTGAGAGGATTGTCACTGATTCTATAAGTTACACCGTTTTTTACAATTTCTACATCATGGGCTATCAATAAACAAACCTCCCTTACATTAAGTTGAAACTACCATCTTTTGCATCCATATCGTCAATGTGTGATTTAATCATGTTAAGATCACCCTCATTCCTAACAGTTACATTAACAATAGGTCTGTTATTTTCTTTCATGCTATGTTGCACATCGTTTGTCATATGACCATCAACACTTGGTGTCAAACTATCGTTGAAGCCATCTGTTAACGTTGAACCTAACTCACTTGTAAATGTTTTACCGAAGCTAGTAGCCATTACTTTAGCTTGTGATACCGCTAAGCCTTTACCTAAACCACTACCTCCACCATGTCCACTTACAAACGAAGTTACAGAGTCCCACGCTGATGAAATCGCATCGCCTACCGCGCTCACTACTTTGTGCGCGGCGTTAGCTACACCCTCAGCTACTTTGCCTATTAATTCTGCTCCGGCATTTAAAAAATCGCTGAAAAAGCTTTTAATCTTATCAAGCGCGTTTTTCATGCCGTCGCCTACATTTGAGACAACTCTTTTAAATCCATCAGCTACTTTACTTGCGAAACTTGTAACTGTATTCCAAATATTAGAAACCCATTCGGAACCTTTTGTGATAATAAAGTTTAGTGCTTGCCCCATTTTTTCAGCTACACTCGAAGCCACTCGACTGAACCAGCTTGTAACAGTGTTCCAAATACTGCTAACAAAATTAGTGATTGTACTCCATATCTGTGACCAACTTGTACCAAACATAGAAAGTGTTCGATTCATTACTCCAGTTAAAAAGCCGATAATTGACTCCCAAACTGATTGCATGTATTGCCAAATCGTATCAAGTACATTGGTAATCGTAGTTTTAATTGTCTCCCAAGCACCTGAGAAGTCGCCAGTAAGCAATTGAATTAAAGCAGTGAATAAACCTACTATGATTTGGACTGCTACGGATATCACTGTTCCTATGGCTTGGAACGCAATTGTAATTAAAGTCCACAAACCTTGTATGATATTCATAACATTTGTAATAATGCCTATTACCAAAACACCTAAGACTTGCATGAATATTTGTCCTAATACTTGCAATATAGGCATTATCGGTTGTAATGTTGATTGGATTTTGCCCCACAATTCAGTTAACCAGCCAACTACACCTTGAATCGCACCAGAAACCGCCGTTTTAACACCGTTCCATGCTTCAGTAATAGTGTTTCTGAAATTCTCGTTTGTTTTCCATAAATAAACTAGGACTCCAATGAATGCACCAATTACTGCAATTACTGCTAAAATAGGCGCTGAAATCGAACCGAAAACACCTGTTAATGCTGACATAGCTCCAGTAACTAGACTTGATGTTCTAACGAAGCTTAAAATCTGTTTGATAACGCCAAATAAGCTCAAACCAAACACATTTGTAAGCACACTACTTATAGCAACAACTGGAGCCATTAAAGCCCAAAATGCACCGCCTAAAATACCCATAACACCAATAATCTGCGCTACTGCTGGATGTGTTTCAAACAGCTTAGCAATGAAACCAGCTAAATTAGTGATGAAATCTAATAATTTACTAGCTATAGGAGCCATTGCAGTACCAAATGCTACTAACGCTTTTACGATATTACCGATTAACTGCATAATAGTAGGACCATTCTCTTGAACGTAACTGATAAAGTCTTTGAACCCTTGTGATTGTCCTACTTGTTCTGACCATGCTCTGAATTGAGAAGTTAATTTAACTAACCAATCAAAAATATTAGAACTGTTTTGAGCAAAAGCAATCATTAAATTACCAATACCAGCAAATACATTGCCAAATATCTGGCCAATCTTAGGTAAATTAGTGGTAGTATAGTCAATAAACGCTTTAATAGCATTCTGACCAGCTACACTATTAGCCCAATTTTGGAAAGCTATAGACATGTTCTGTAGTCCTTGAGACACAAATTTGAACAACGGCATTAATTGAGTGAAAATGTTAACTAATCCGTCGCCAAATCGTCCTGCAGCGTTCAATAAATCTCCGAAGATTGCACCACCTATGCTATTCAATGCTTCAAACGCTTTCTTAGCCGTTTCAGAATGTTTAACCCAATCCTCAAACTCGCGCGCGTTCGCTTCTACCAGCATAGATACTTCGGATAAGAAAGGTTTTAATTGCGACATCGCACTTGTAACGCCTCTGATACCCGCTGACATCGCATTAAAGATACTTGCTTGATTCTCTTTTACAATGCCTTGCCATGTAGTTTTTAACTGATCGCTTGCATCTCTAAAGTTTTGAACTTCTTTTGTTACTGCTAATGTTCCATCTTTTACCATTTTTAGTGCAGTAATAGCCATTGCGCCGAAACCAACCGCTCCAACACCTGCTACAGAGAATGCACCAGCTAAACCAACGACGCCACCACCTAATACACCAACGGCATTAAGTACCGCCATAATAGCCGGAACTAATCCAGCAATTACTGGTATTAACGCTTGTATACTAGCAATCATTAAACCTTTGACTTGTTGTGCGAAGATAGTACCGAAAGTTCTAATATTTGATGCGATGCCATCCATTGTTGATTGATACTGATCTAACGCTCTTTTACCAGCAGTCAACGCTACTTGCATTTTCGTCATTCCAGTTGTATCAAAATCTAATTTAACAGTGTGTTTGCGCCAACCAGCTAACATTGCTTTAGAAGTCGCAACATTTCTTTTTAATCCGCTTGCGTCGCCATCAATTTCAACTTTTTTACGTCTGATATTCGATAGTTCTGCTTTAACAAACGATATGACTTGTTTCACTTTGCTAGCATCTGCATCGATATTAACTTTATGTTCTCGCCATCGCTGAGCCATCGATTTAGCTCGCGTTAACTCTCTTTGGTAATCTCTTATGTTAGCTGTAACTTCTGTCTTGATTTCGTCCGGTATATCAGTTTTAGCCATACGTTGAGCAGTTCTCATATTCCTTTTAAAATCACTGATTATAGCTGTAATACGAGCTAGAAAATTCTTTTCCATGCCTAACCTCCTTTATGACTTGTTTTTAAGCTGTTAAGGAACTTGCGAGTCCCTTGTTTTTGTATTTCTCTTTTACGTTTGTTTTTAGCTAGCTCACGCTGTTTCATTTTTTCATATTCGTCTTCTTGACCACGAATAATATAATGTTCTCTTTCGTTCTGCCTAACAAAACGTTTTAGTGATTTACCAGCTTGAGCGACCGCATTATATTGAGCGCCGTACAACGAGATGTCCCTTTGGTCAATCAATGCTTGTCTAGCGCCAATAATCCAGTCATTCCATTCGGCAGGTAGCATGCACATTAGCTCGTCATTACTCATATAACCTATGTAACGACTTGTCATCTGCCTTATTTCCGAATAGTCTAATAAGGTGCTACGGTCATGATTTCTTTGTAGTTGTTCTTCATCATCTCGATACCAGCTTTCGCGCCCTCTTTCTCGTCTTCTTTGGCTAACGATGGCGCTTGGTTCATCTGTTTCCAGAATAGACGTGATTTCTGCTTGAAAAAACCACTATTATTCATTACGTCCAACGCACCTTGTAAAAGATTCAACGTGTCGTTTTCTCTTTCGATGATTTCCATAATTTCCGCTTCAATATCTTCTCTTTTAGGTGCACTTTTACCTAGATAAGCTGTTGCACATTCCCAAAAGTCTACAATTGCCACTGTGTCACGCTCTAATAAAGCGTTATAAACATTAGCAAATCCTGAAATCGTTTGTTTTCTACCTTTGTTATCTTCTTGTTCAGTTGCAAATTTTTTAGCGGTTTTATCGAACATAAATGTTGCTTTTGCTTTCACTTCTTCATTGTTAATCGTTAATGATGTAATTGGATTAAAAGTTGTTTCAGTCATATTAAATACCTCGTTTATCGTTATTTTGTACAAAAAAATAGAGGGCTTATGCCCTCGTTAATTACATACTTAAATCGCTACTGCCAGCAGTTGTTTTTTTAGTTCGGTTTTCATAACTATCTTCGTAAGCGTTCATGTCTTCGAATTCAACAACCGGAGCCAATGCGCTAGGGTTAAGCCATTCTTTTGGTAAATCGTTGATTGTACCATCTGCACTATTGAACTTAACTTTCGCTGTGATTTCGATTTTGTTATCTTCATCATCAAATGACCATTCGTGCTCTTCGATAACTACATATGCGAATACACCGTGATGTTTGCCATCGCGTTTTTTAGTTTCCCAAATCCAAACACGTAATTGTTTGAATTGCTTAACCGATTCTTTTAATGCTAATTGACCTTTATCTCCCGGAACGACATCAAGCGTCAACTTGATTTCTTCTTCGACAGAGTTACGGCTATAATCTTTCTTACCGCCTTGAATGATTTCAGCAAGGTCATTACTGATAGTGTGCCCACCCTCTGCTAAACTACCTAAAAGCGTTGCTTCTTCGATAGTTAGCTTCTTAGCTAAATCTTTATCAGCGATTTGGAGAGCGACAATATATTTATCCTGCGCCATTCGTTACACTCCTTTGTAATGTGTTATGTCTGTATTTAAAAACAAGCCGAATGATACCGTGTTTAGTGTACTGATCTATGTCAGTAATAACTTCTTGTGTATCAATCCGACTTTTAATGAATGAATAATAATCAATTTCGATTTCGTTATTTAAGACGAAGCCTAAAAATTGAATTATTTGTGATGCCTCATCTCTATTACGCGCTTGACTATAAACATGCAATGTGATGCCGACATCTTCGACCATGCTCGTGGTCGTTTCTTTGTTAGTGACGTTTGTTTCACCCACAACGATATATGGGTAAACAGCGTCTTTTTGAACGCAATCAAAAACCCTACCGTCCAATTGTTTTTGGATAATAGGGTTACTTTTTAATTTGTTATATACTTTGTTAAATAAGTACCGTTCAACTGATACCCACATATCTTAACCACCTCACGAAAAATACTTATTAAAGAATGCTCGCCCAGCGTCTATTGCCGGCTCCCAAAAAGGTTGAGCATGTTGTCCTTTAGTAGTGTGCCACTTACCGTTTGCATCCTTGTATGACCACGGTATCTTTTTCGCTCTACTACCTCCAGCGCCTGTTGCATATATACCAGTACCATAATTGACATATATTGCGTATTCACTACCAATATTAATAACACCAGTAAAACCGCCGTCTTTAAAGTCCATTGTTACACTTTCTCTAAGATATCCGGTATCAACTGGCATTAATGAAATGATTGTATTGTGAATCTTAGCAGTAGTCTTTGCTATACCTCGTTTGACCCATCGCTCCATGTCTCGCTCGTAATTTTCCAACTCTTTTACTAAGTCCCAATTACCATACTTAACCTTTGCCAATAGATCGCACCCTCATTCTAGTTAAATTGATTTCATGTTGTCCGCCTTGGTCGACCGGTTCGCCTACAACTTCGTATGTTTTACCCTCGTAATTAAATAAAGTTTTGTTTGTTATTGGTATGTGATACGGCGTATATAGGTTACGGTCGAAGTCTTTGCTCATTTGATGAAATTTGAGTGTCTCGCTTGATGTAGGCGTATCCATAAATCCTTTAATTGTTTCGTTACTTTTAAAACGCTCGTATTCTTTAGGAAATGTTCCTGCAACTTCAACCTCTCCAATTTCAATTGTGTGCGGAAACTCATCAAACGGATTAAACATATCGCTTACCCCAACTTAACTTACGATAAGGCATTAGATAAGCATAAGCACTACTAGGTATGTCAGTTACATAGGTATAACTCACGGTGCCCATCGTGCGCGCTGAGATATTGCCAGTTGTACCAAACTTGATACATTCAGCAATAAACTTCTTAACACCCGACGGCACTTCTTTGTCATCAAACTTCTGATTACAATAATCTTCTGCAACACCTTTATATTCTTCAATAAGATATTCGATCTGCTCATCGTTAGACGAATCATTGAGTGAAAGTCCATTAATCATTTTGACGTCTTTTGCGTCCATTACTTAACACCCTCTAAAGCTTTGATAAGCTCATCTTTTTTCATATCGCTATAGCCTTTAATTTCACGCTTTTTAGCAAGTTCTTTTAATTCTGCTACTTTCATATCAGATAAACTTTTTTGCTCGTCAGCGCTCGCCTCAGACTGTTCTGTTGTATCGTCTTCAACAAGTTTGATAGCGATTAAGTTACGGCGGTTGTTTGTTGTAGATAATTCAGTGAACCGTTCTTCTGATACTTCTAACCCATCACGTGGGTAAATGTCTCCCACTTGATATTCATGTCCATTGTCTTGTGCATCTTCAAAACGTTCGATTACTTTATACATACGTCACTACCTCCTATTACATTTCTAAGCTTCCAGAACCTTTAGTGATTTTCACTGCTTTAGATTCATCATATAAATATGCTACATAGTGCTTATCACTGTATAATGCAGTTGTTTTTGTTGATGCGTCACGCGCTACTTCTAAGAAGAAATCACGTTTCAAGATTAATTTAACTGCACCTTTTTTAGCTAAAATAGCTGTGCCAGCTTCTAACTTATTAGTACGTACAATGATAGCACCTAGAGCTTCGCCAAACGCACCTTTAACGATGATGTCATCGCCTAATTCGGTTGCACGTGTAAAGTTAGTTGATGCATCTCCGCGTAACTTACCAGCATCAAGTGGATTAACAAATAAAACCATTGGTTCTAAGTCTTCATCGTTAAATTTGTCGATTGCTGATTGTAAGCCGTTTAACTTAGTGATGTCCGCATTAACAGTAAGTTTAGCTCCCATTAAAGCCTCTAATACGTCATTGTCAACTTTGTTAGCATGTGCTAAACCGTGTTGACGTACTTGTTCGCCTTGAGGGTCTCCGTAACCACTTAATAAAGCCTCATCTGTGATAGATGTACCTTTAGCGATTTTACGGATTTTAGCCTCACGTTTTTTCGTTTCTAAGATGTCGGTAGGGATTTTTTCGCCCTCTGCAACTACTTGTGCATCTCCGCTATAAACGAATGCTGGGAATGTCAAAGTGTCTCCCGGTTGTCCTTGTAATGTGCTATCTACTTCTGCAAATGAAGCGAAACGCAATTTCTTTTCGAGTTGCGCTTGCATCATAGGCGCTAATACTTCTGGAATGATTTGATTACTTGTTTTAGTAAGTCCTTGTGGCATGCTTATACCTCTTTCTTTGTTTAATTTTGATTAACTAATTTTTCGAATGTCTCACGATCGTTCAAATACAATTCGTTACGTTCAGCGACACTCATGTTGTCAAACTTTTCTTTCGTTACACCTGAGTCCGGATTACCTCCGCCTTGTGGTGTTTTACCTACAGGCTTAGACGACGCAAATAAATAAGGTTTAGACTCTTTAAGCGTTTTAATCGCTTCATCTAAACCTTTTACAGTGCCGTCGTCTACTAATTCCAGTTCATCTTTATTGATGAATGCTAGAATGTCGTTAGCGTCATTTGCTTCTTTAGCAACCGCTAACTTAACTGCGTTATTAAGTTGTGTTTCTTTATACTTTGTCTCCAACTCTGAATTTTGATTCTTTAATTCTTCGAGTTCTTTTTGAATCTCGCTATCATCTTTAACAGAGTCTTGCAATTTGACAATTTGTTCATCACGTTTAGAAATCTCTTCTTTCAACTCTTCAATTTCGGTATTCTTGTCGTTCAGTCTCGAACGTGGTACCATTCCCGATTTTGATTCGTCAATCGCATCAATTACCTTCTGCTTGTCGATTTCTCCGTCTTTAAATTGTCCTAACAATGTGTATAAATCCATTTAAACTACTCCTTTTTACGAGTTTTACGTGCAACGCCACGAAGAATTTTGGTATAAAAAGAAGCAGTTTAACGACATGCTAAGGTCGAGTAGTAAAGAGACAACTAAAAAAGTGTGAAATCATTATTTTTAGCATTTTCTTCGCTAATAGATGTTTTAACCATATCTAAATCAGCTTCATTTTTAACTGTTACGTTTACAACAACTTTTTCGTTTTGTAACTCTATTATCTCTTCGTACAAGGATTTAATGCGTTCTAACTTTTCTATAGCTTCGCCAGTATCAACATTTACTTTTATTTTAAAATCCATATCAATTACCACCTTTTCGCTTATATTTCTCCCACTCACGATAAGTCATGAATGGGATAACTTCATTTTTACCATCGTCTTTACGTGCTCTCATTACAGTTGGCAATTCATTTTCATCAATATAATAAAGTAATTTGCAACGACAATTAATATTCTCTTTCGCACTGTTTACACCAATAAATAGCTTGGGCGCCTGCCCAACACACCCACTTGATTTAAAATTCTGATCTATTTCCACTGATTCCCCATCTAAATGACGATGAGTATCACGTGTTCGTGTATCTTTAGTAGCATGCCAACGTTTCTTCATCTTCAAACCGTTATCTTTAGCAACCATTGCGCTATCAAGTCCAGCTTGCGACATCGCTCTACCCGCTTCTGTACGTGCTACACGCAACGATTGAGCTTTAGACATACCAATATCATCACGGATTGCTTTCGCTATCTTAGAGTAGCCCTCTCCGCTCATAATGCCTTGTGTGATATGTAAGCGTATCTTTTTCAGCACTTCATCACGATGCTTCTGTAGCGTCGGTACTAATCGAATGAACTCAATAGGTTGTTCAATAGCTGATGTGATAACTTCTTTGCTAGGAACATCAAACTGCATAGATGTTTGACTCGCCGTCTCATATAAATAAAGGCTCATAAGGAACTTTTCTATATAAGCATCTTCCTGCGACTTCTGAATCATCTTAGCTATTTGCCTGTAATCATCAGTCAGCATAGTACCTATACGAGTTAACTCCTTATTGAGCCTGTTATATTTATTAAATTCAGTCCATGTAACATACACATCATCACTTTGATACTTCTCAAACATATCTGCGATGATTTGTTTTATCTCTTTAAGTCGATTAGCAAATAGTTGTTCTATAGGCTTCTCAGCTTTAGAGATTAGACTGTCGATATACTCATCAATATCATTCTGATTCTTTATTGTTAGATCTTTCTTGTTGTTGGGCACCGTCAGCACCTCCGTCATCTAAATTAGGCAGTTGCTTGTTGTACTCCATTTGTTCTTGTTCTATTCGTTCGAGTTCTGCTTGCAAATCTTCGACAAACGGGTGATTTTCTAGTACTGTTTCATGGCTTACAATTCCCATAGATTGTTGAGCTGTTTGTACTTGTAATTCTGTGTTCGCTACTTTGTTGTAGTTGAAACTAATATCGACATCTTTATGTTCTCCTTTGATGTCGAAGTGCTCAAACACAAACCAAAGTAACTCCTGTATAGCAACTTTAGCTTTACGCGCTAACTTATCTGCTTTCAAGTTTAAGTTAGTATATAGAAACTCTAACGCAACCCCACTTGGAGCAGAACCGAATTTATCAGAACTAAAGTCAACCGCTTGACCAAACAACATTATTTTTTGATATAACTCATCTAAATACTTTTTACTGTTTTCAACTGGTACTTCTACCTGTATTGTGTCGACACCCCCGTTATCCGATACTTTTATCGCCCCGTAATAACGTAGTAACCGTTTGAATTCTGGCAACTCTTGGTCATCATAGTTCTTTAATACATACGTTAATTCGTTTGAATCTTTAAAAGTATTGGATAAATCAGATAATCGCCTGTTATACGCATCAATCAATGTTTTATACATAAATATATCTGACATTTCTAAGTCATTATTTTTGAATGGAATAAATGGAATCTTACCCCACGACCCTGTACTAAAATGTGTTTTTGAATTTTCCAAATTATTAGAGTAATCCGGAATAAGCGAGTCATTTTCATAAACGTAGTAATTAACCGTTATTTTAT